CTCCCTTTTAGAGCCAAAAAGAGCTCAACGACAAATCTCAGAGGCCGTGCGCCTTAGCGTAAGCTAAGAGGTACGATCTACGAGACTGTCGCCTCCAAGAGCGTTTCCCAACGCTCTTCGGCTATCCGACCCCAACCTGGGTTCGGAACGTCGTCCCTCAAATTCCAATGAGGGGAAAGACGTCTGGTCAGCCTCCACCGAACTTTAGTGTTACTCCGTTCGGATATTCGACCAGCCCTGAGAAAGCCGCCAACTAACGCGACCATCACGCCATCCGGGTTAATGGACGGTGAGAGAGTTCGCGCACGCTGAGGGTCATCTGACACGTCGTAAGTCAACGGGACAGCAATAAGCGCCTTGTAGCGCCGAGAGCCGTTTTTGTCGATTTTACTCCGCGATAGATGGAGAGGTACCCTAAGCCCGGAAGACATCGGCTCATGTCGCGGTACCCGTAAGGGTTCCGCTATACGAGAAATGATGTATTTCAGGCACGGCGTTACGTCCACAGAGTGGAATGCACCCCATTCTGCAAGACGGTTAGCGGCAACGTAGTGCGAATCTTGTGTATCGAACCGTCTTAAAAACACGGGTCGCACAAAATGACCATGATAAAAATCATGGCCACATGATTCGCGGAAAGGTCCCTCGTTAAAGGACTTTTCCCTGTTTACGACGAAACCAAGAAGCGCAAGGAGGCGACACATACCACCGAAATACCTAGTCGGTAGTACTATGTCATCTCCCCACACGCTTGATCCAAAGACGTCAGTAGAACGTCCTTCCACGTCGCATACAGCATGTAAGGCACAATATAGCAAAGCCGTCATCAGGTAGAATGTCCAGCCGTTCCCCATCGTTGAAATCATGGGGAGCTTCAGGATCCTACCATCTGGCAACTTGCTATACTCGCAACGATACCTTTCGAGGTAACTGGAAAAGAACTCTGGAACAGAGAACTTAACCAATTGTTTACTAATGGAATCAGATGCGCTTGAGAGGTCAATTGTGGCATAAGAGCCATTATAACTACCCAAGCGACAAAGAAACCGATTTAGTAAAGGTGTATCACGCTTGTCAAGGCGGTATACCGTCCTCAATCGTTGATGTATAACCTCGCCCAATGCCAACTGAAAAAACATGTTGACAGAAGGTTCGGTAGCGATAGTACGTGCCTCATCTACGTTTTTCTCAACAAATGAAAGACGACTACTATCCTCGACGTGGCAACCATAAACTTGTAGCCCGCAGATCGCGGCCTTCAAGTCAGTGGGATTGCTTACGCATCCGCGAATATACGAATGGAGTACGTCAACTGACGTCGCCGATGTCGGCCCATAGTATAGCTTTCGAAGAAAGTCTGTACCAAAGGATTTCACCGACTTGCCAGGCCCTACACCACCTCGCCTATGAAGGCTTGGTAGTGACAGATCATCGATCGGGATCCCAGAGAAGAAGAGCTCCGTCCGCCGTTGATAGGCAGACAAATACTCAGCGTCTCCGGGTTCACGAGCGACAATCTCGAAATGTTTCACACGAATACAATTTGTGAGAAACTTCTCGAGGGCACGCTGATGGGCACCCAAACCACCGGCACCGACGAACTTACTAAGGAATTTCTTTCCTTGGTAGTCCATCGCAAATGCCTTAATGTGGTTCAAAGACCCACCAGCGAGACAACCTTTGAGGATAGAATCCAGCACACAGTGTGCAACCGGACTTTCAGCAGTCATAGCACTAGGCTCCTAAGTCTCTACCACCGGTTCGATCAAAAAGCAGATCGAGTTGATGGATATGGCGGAAACTGCCATGGATTGGAAAACCTCGAAGATCAGCCACTCAATGTATGTCCGACTAGGTTGAGAAAGGAGTTGTTTAGACTCCTGTTCAACATAGAGGATCACAGATTGAGCAGCATCTTCGAAGGTTGCCCGCCTCACGGCAATCACTTCCGCCACGACTATGGAAGTTTGTGCACTCAGATGGATCCCGAAACCAGCATATCACCAAAACCGGCTGACTGCTGATTCAGGACTCCGATATGAGCCGACGTACACGCGCGAACATTCACGGCATCAGCCGTGTCCGCCCCGGCGGGAACAGTAGCCTCAGTCACCATACTCATCAGTGACGCGGGCTGACCAGAGAGGGGAATAACCCCATGTCTAGTGTTCGCCTTATACACGTTCGTCGGAACTGCGCGGAGCTGCCCCGTCACAGGATTCACAGGGCCTAGAAGCTTAAGGCTAATAGGTCGCGTGAATGCCAACGTGAAGGGAGACGATGCGGAACTGGTAGTGATACCAGAAGCACCGCTGGCAGCGGTAACTGACCACTGTTTGCCATTTTGGCCACCAGGGTAAGTATCCAAAGCCACTGTAAAAGACGGAGATGAAAAACCCGTCTGTGCTGACCCTGTAATAGGGGTAGTAACAGCGATAGTCATGAGAACCTCCATGCAAAGCATAGGAACCGGAACATAGCTAGCTAAACTTCGATGCAGCAAGCGCGAGAATATTAACGAATTGTTTTCCGTTAGGTAGGCTAAACGAAATGTTTGGCCTAGGCAGATCGGAACCGTTAATTTTCGAACGCACGAAGCTAAGCCGGCGAGTATAACCGGGCTGGGCGACAAACATCGTGGTCTGATACTTGGAGTCCGCAGAAAAAGCTGTCGCCGGCGGAAGTGGCATTTCATAACCATCTTCCGCAGAACGACGGACAGTTTTGTTGACCCAAGCAATGGCCTGACGAGGTACACTAAAGCTATCAATTAGGTCACCAACATTGGTGAAATAATCGATTAGAAAGGACCAGGGAGTAACTTCCCATAAAGTAGGAAAGAACTGATCGAGACCAAACCCGAGGCGATTAAAATCAACTCGAGATAAGGACCCAGTCAGCATTTCCATCTTTATTTGTCCTAAATAACGTACAGACGCGATCTGTTTGACACGGTGAGAACACACAATGTTCTGATTATTGAACACTATTGTGTTACCACCAGTGGCAATCGTCACTACAGACGCCTTTCCCTTTACAGGGTAGTACTCAGCTGCGACTTGAAAACGTCGAGTTTGAGTATAAGTAAGGACGTCCTGTATGTCGTGTACGAGAGGCCGAAGTCCGTATTGGATTTCGATCCATGTATCCGAAACCGCATTCAACCACGTCGTATTGTTTTGACGTGGTCGACCCTTTAGTAATTTGAACAAGCGTTTTTCACGCGCCTGCAACAGATTTACTAAAGTACGGAACGGATGCTTTAGCCCGCTTACCGTCTTTCCAAGCTCGCCGAGGATAGTCATGCCTTGACATTGGCGTAATTTTCCTGCGGCGTCGCTATAGAAACGTGTTAAAGCGAGGTTATCTGTGACAGAAGTGGGTGCAGAAGGCACACTAGGCGTAAGTGAATTGAAGGTCCCCCACATCCAGGAAAAACTGGGTAGCGGAGGGCCGACAAGGAAAGTACGCTTCTGTGCAAAATACATCCACCCTGGGAAGACTCTCCACAGGGACCCGCTGGCATCTGTCGTGGCGCCGACATGTTGACCAATTTGAGACCTCCATTTGGGATTCACAACCCCAGTAAAGGTGTTACTGCAGTCTTGTGTTACACCATAAAGGTGCGACCCAGAACTACTGTAACGATCATAATTGACAACATAGTGGGTGCTTCGGACAGTCACTAGTAGGGCTCCATCAAAGAGTGGTCGAACCGAACCACAGTAAGTGTAAAGATTAAGTGAGAACGACAGGATTACTATGCCTGGCGTAGACCTCTTCTTTCAAAAAGGACTGCTATTACGTCAAACTTGACGCGGTAGCTCTTACTAAGGTAAAAACCCACCTAAAGGCTTCCAAGCCCAAGGATTGCTCCTCGAGCGAGAAAACCCCG